TTGACTTTTTCCAAGTTTTGTGTTATAATTAAGTATCGAGCAAAAACAAACACACAAAGGAGGCAATCATGGGTTTCTACACAATCCTGAACAAAGTCGTAATTGAAGCAAGCACTAACTATTTCAAAGCTGAAAACGCGTATCTCGCTAACAAGAAAGCTGCTTTGGCTAATGGTGCTAGTTTGGTTCTAGCTAAACGTGCCTTTGGTGAAACTGAGTTTACCACGATAACTAAAATCGAAAACAACAAGTTAGTTGGATCGTTCTGATCCAACTAACTTTAGGAGGTCCTATCGAAAATATTTACCCGCCCGTTCCCGACGCTTATGCTGCTCGGCCGGCTCTTAACATCGGTAACGCAATGCTAAGGATCGGTAAGCACGCCATTGACCTGCGTCAGGTTGTCGAAGTTTGGTTTAACGAAGAGGAAGAAACCGCCCAGGTCTGGTATAGAAACTATCACACCAGCTTAGATGGTGGCCAAGTTTACTATTTCGAAACCGATAAAGAGGATGAAATCCGAGCTTTGCAGGCGTGGGCGTCTTTGGTTTGTCTAGACTTGCTGGACGTACTAGAAAGTGTATTACGCGAAAATAGCGAAGGTATAGAAGTTGATGCCGACGACGAAATGTCGTGGCCGGAGGTCTAAATGGAAGTACTTAAAGTTGTACCGAATATTCCCGGCAAAAGAAGCTGGCAATGTCCTCAATGCCAAACAGTCAATCTGGTGACATTCCTTTCCTCAGGACGACCTAAGGGCCCAGGTTTGTATAAATGCACAGGCTGTCGACGTCCTAGGTTCAAATATAACCCGGAGGAAGAAACCGTTCAACCAACTGTAAAGATTGCGGCCGATATTACGCCCGGATGTTGGGCAATGTATTGCGAGGAAAAAGATGGTATCACATAAATTGAAAGGTACGGCCCTGTTACGTATGTGGCGGACAGAGCTATTTAGTTCCCAAGAAGCTTGCGCCGAAGCGGCCGGAATTAGCGAAAGCTTCTACAAGAAGATTGAGTCCGGCGCCCGCCAGCCAAGCTTCGACGTAGTGAAACAGTTGGCCGTGGCCTTACATTTGACGGGATATGAATACCATATGTTATTTATGGCCTATGGGTATACGGCACCTGGAAGAGCATGTGACCAGGCTGCGGCTATTATCCACCTAGATACCAAACTTACCTCGGAACAAAGAGTCCGTATGGCTAGCATGATCCAGAGGCTGTACGATACGGCGGTGCTCGAGAACACCAATAACCAAAAAGAACACGGTGTTCCAGTTTCTAAATTGGCTTAAAGTCCGGCTTGCCTTTAACCAGATTCGGTGGTATAATAGATTCAGAAGTACCGAAGAGCCGTACTTCAAACGACAATAACAACACAAGACACATTATTAGGAGGTCATCATGATTACTGAAAACACCAATCAACCGTTGCCGGAACTTATTCGCGCTTTCTTGGCGGTCAAGAACATCAACTTGTACGCACTACGCACCAATCCAAACTTTCGTTATGACGCCGCTTTTGAGATTTCAGAAGGTGCCGACACTGACGAACTTGGTACACAATTGCATCTGGACTTGGTCGAAGCGTTCGAAACTTTTACAGTCGCGAACATTAGGGTCGGTCAGGCTCAGGTTCAAGAAATTACCAAAGCTGGTGTGACAAGTGAGTGTATCGTGATTCGGTTGTCAGCTAAAGGCTACACCGCACCAACGCGCGTAGCCAAACCGAAACCATGTAGCTTGAAAGAATTACAACACGATTTCAACGAAGCTGGTGTAAGCTTAGCCAGTATCGCTGAAACGGTCAACCAAGTACCGGTCTTTTCGGAAGTGGTTACCGAACCGATGACTGAAGCCGCGGTTACAGAAATTGACTCACAAGTTGCGGCTAGCGCGGAAGTGGTTGCAAAACCAAAACGCGTTCGCAAGTCGAAAAAGGTTGAAGAAGCCGTCGCGTAGTTAACCCATTTTAATCATTAGGTGACAGATTAAATCTGTCACCTAGTCACTTGCCGAGGAGACCTTATGAAAGTCGCTACTTACAAATTGTTCCGTTGGGCTTTAGAATTGGTAGGTCAATGCAGTGGAGTCTGCCTATGCAGCCGACCTTGTATTTTGCAAGATGGACATGACGGTTCGTGTCGTTGCCGTGATCATTGGTTTGGCGGATAGATTTTAAATTGGGGGTTGCCTCCTTGCCAAATCTGGTGTATAATAAATTATGAAGTACCGTTGGTACTTCAGCAACACATTCAAGGCGGTAACCACAATGCCAAAAGACAACAATGATCCATTCGGAATTCTTCACAAACGTTACCCGGTAAAGGGGCGTAAGTTCCGCACCTATGACCCAGCAAAGAGTTACGCAATAGAACATTTACGTAATAGAACATTTACGCAATAGAACATTTACGTAATAGAACATTTACGCAATAGAACAGTCACACATTCACCCCGACCAAACGTATCACGTCGTTGACCTTGACAATGGCAACCGAATAGTTGCTATCTATCAAGGCGGTCACAAGTTAACTGGCGGATACTAAGGGCACCAGGGGGCTTCGGCCCCCTGCATGAGGTTTAATTATGGAAGCAGATTACACTATCACGTTTGATGGCGGTACCAGGGGCGCAAATCCGGGGCGTGGCTATGGCAGCTTTGAAATCAAAACGGCTGCCGGGCGCCAGCTGCTGGAAGGCCCTATCGACTTTGTTTCCGCGATGACTAATAATCAGGCCGAATATGAAGCATTAGTCCGGGCCTTACAAAAGCTGGATGAGATTATGATGATTGCCGGCCATAATCCCGCTGACACTACAATCGCAGTATTCGGTGATAGCGAGTTGGTCATCAAACAGTTAAAAGGCGAGTACCAAGTAAAACATATGCGCATGAAAATCCTTCATGCCAAATGTCAATCACTAACTATGAAGTTTCGGCAAGTTAATTATGCATGGCATAGTCGCGACAATTCGGTGCGACTATTTGGCCATTAAGGCGAATCAGCTGAACCCTGACAAGCTTAAAGTTTCCCCAAACATGATGTTGGATATCGGCAATATCGGCGAAATTAGCTTCGGAAAGACTACTAGCCCTACGGGCGAAAAGTTCCTAACGGCAACTGTTGCCTTGAAAGAACCAAGGGCTATGCCAACCGGGGAGCATACCGAACCTAGGCAGGCTAGCGCCCTAGTGCTATTCGGTGGCCCAGCTAACGTACTGTGGCTGTGGGCCAATTCGTTTGGTGTATCCGAAGTTGGTTATTACCAAGCCGTATACGACAAAAAAGACCGCGAAGATTATGTCGAAGCTGTTGCGGCCGTGTAAGCCTTTCGGAACGGCGACAGTGTCGCAACTGAAACCACGCAATAAAAACTATCGTTAAGGCCCCTAATTACTGCTAGCTATATCAAGCAGCATCTTGCGCTAGCTAGCAGTTTATTTTCGCAAATGTTGCTACGATCCCGAAATATAACATGTTCTTTGAATACAAAAATAACTAGCTAAAATCGCGTTTTTGGCAATGCGAAATTGCTGCTGCTTTTGCAAAACTGCGGGCTACCATTTTTGAAAACTGGGTGTATAATAGATTCCGACGGAACGTTGGCGAAGACGAAAGGTAAGCGAGATGGCGAATGAATATCACAGCCGGACCATAACTGCGCTTATGACCGAGCCTAAACACTTTAATATCTTTACAGGCAACCGCGAGCTACATGTCACTTTAGAACCTTGGAACGATAGCTTGGTACGCATTGCTGTAGGTGAAGGCTCTCATTCTGAAGGCGGCACCACGATGCGGCTGGATGAAGGTGACAGCCTGGTATTCTGTTTAGAAAACGGAACTGAGGTTGGGCGCATTACTGCCCGTGATAGCCGGATAGAAGGCGTACTAATGAATCCCGCGTACGATTGGCCGGCTGTGAGTGCCCTTTTACTATCCAAGGGCCACTAGACTATAGCCACACCTCCTATATGTGTCGAAAAGAGCCCACCGCCCGGGCTCTTTTCTTTTGCTCCCAATTTTCAAAACTGGCTTGCTTCCCGGCTTGCCAAAAACCAAAATCGGTGTTATAATTAAATCAGAAGATAAGACATTACAAAAAGGAGAAATCAAAATGAACAATTTTTTCACTGTTATCATCAAATCTGTTTCCGAAGTTATCGCTGAAGTTGGTTTTGAATTTGAAAGCGAAGCTGTTGCTTTCGCGGAAGCTTACGAAAACAAAACTCAATTCGAACATGTCTTGGTTCAAGTTGAGAACAATGAATTCGAAGTTATTTTCGAATTAGCCGCGTACAAATAGTACGCGGTTCCCTAACCATTTATTATTATACAGGAGGTTTCAAGATGTCAGACATTCACGAAGACGATGTAACACCCAAACGCAGCGAGCATGGGGAAATGTTAGTCCAGGCCTTACGAGCCAATAACCCAGGCTATGAGGATTTGGTGAATGAATACGTAGATGAGGCCGAGCATCAGGATGGTTTCGGATATTGGAATCAATTCAAAGATGCGAATGATGTCCAGGAGGATTTCGATATTTATCGTGAATCGCGTAATTAGGTTCAGACTAAGGGCTAGCAAAAGCTAGCCCTCATTTACACCACTCACCCGTTGCTGCCATCTGCGTAGACGCGCTATAACGCGTTCTAACAAGTGGTATTTTTGTTTGCGTAGTTTAGTACGCTTGAGCTTAAACAGAGGCCTTAAAACGCCTTATATCGCGTCGGCTATAACGCGTCCGCAATTGCGGGTTGCCATTTACGGCAAGATGTGGTATAATAAGACATCCGTTACGTACAGTAGCGCGGGGCACAGGCGTGTAACGGCGCCAGGCGGGAGCCCCTTGAGCGGCAGTGACGTGGGCTGTTTCGTTGTAACAGTCGCGGGCAGCCGGTACGGGCGTTACCCCCCCCCTCCCTCTCCCTCCTCCCCCGTTCGCACTCGCGATCACACGTCTTTTCTTATGTTTAGCTTAACGCAGCTAGCTCGTTACCATGCGCATAGACGCGATATAACAATCGCTAACAAGCGAACATGCGCTAAGCTGCAGATTGCTATAGCTCGTTAAAAAAGCTGTACGATGCTAGTGAATGTTTGAAACAAACATAAAATTAGTGCGTTGCGGGGCGTACCATTTCGGCAAAGCTGTAGTATAATGAAGACAGAAGAGGAACAGTCGAAACGGGGCGGGTAGCCGCAAAATACGCCGATTGGCTGCGCTAGCGTGATAGCCCGTGAAGCGCATTTCTCTTTTACAACTATGGCCAACCGCCAACAAATTTTCGCGAGACAGGTGCCGGCCAGCATTGTCAACAACATCGACCGTCAAGTCAACACAGCCGGAGGCTAACATGTACGAAGTAAGCGAGAACGCGCCGGTTTTGATTGCACCCGCAAGTGATTTAAATGACTATCACACCCGCGTAACTAAACGTTCGATTATGTTCGGTGATTAGACCTCGGCCTTTAGGGCCAAGGTCTAATAACTATATCGTGGATACTGCTTGGTGCAGTTCTAATTAACCTTACCGTTTTCGACAAGTTTACCAATCACGAACGGGCCGCCTTGGTAGTTGCGGGCCTGTTGTTACGAGTCATAAGGAGCACACGCAATGGACAACAATAAACTTGACCGCCGTTCCCGCTTTAAAGTAATCTTATGGACCATATCTTTCTGCGGAGGCTGGTTCATCACATTGGCTTTCTTCTGCGTCAATCCTCTGGCTAACTGGTGGATATTCGCACCAGCATGTTGGACGTTGTACATTACTATCTTATTAGAGGCTGCTTCCGAAAAGCTGCTGGACATCTGGCGTTCGACGCCTAGCACACCCGAACCAAAACCGGTAGCCCCCGCCTCGCATTCGCCTAATGAACCGTAACATTTCTGACACTGTTCCGGCTCATAATATATTTACGATGTTTAGTAACTTTTCATGAATAATTTAGACGTATTTACTGAATTCTATTATTCTATAATAGAATTCAGTAAATACGTCTAAATCATAATTGTAATTCGTCGAACGCTGTAATTCGAGGAGTAAAACCGCCCAACGTAATACAAAAAATTATTTGATATTTGTTAAACGCATGTCAAACGTAATATACTGACGATGGATGCATGTACAACGTCTAAACGAGATTTCTTACGATGGGGCGTTGATTTACTGCTTCGTTTATGGTATAATCAATAGTAGATTAGTGTAAATGCGAATTCAGAATAGGAGTATAGTCAATGGCATGGACACCGGAACAGAAGCGCCAATATGCCCGGGAGTACTACCAAAGATTGCGCTACGGCGAAGGCGACGGGCTAGACCGTCTTGAGAAGTACCGCAAGAATTATCGCCAGCGTAAGAAGCTAAAAGCCGCGGGCAAGGTATTGCCCCCTAGAGGCACCGAGTTAGCGGAGCAAGCCGCGACAAAACCGCGTTTTATCAAGTTGCCGCATGTGACCTGGGATATGCTTCCGGATTCGGTGCCGGAGTATACTCAGCCCCAAGTCGTCGCTATTATGGATGCCGTATCCTTTATCAGCCTAGTGGACTCTAGTCGAAGTATATTGTTAAAGGTGCACAGTTCCGATATTGAGCTATTGTGTCGGCTAATGAAGACCCTGCGGGTAGGCTATATAGTCGCCAATCGCAACTCGGGCTCTAATTATATATTTAACGTAACTCGCGCCACCGAGATAGTCGAGGTTCTGGAATATATCATCCCCTCGCTAACGTTGCAGAAAGTTAAGGCTCAGAAGGCCCTAGACTTTATCAACAAGTATTCTTCGGTACTAAATCGGGTGTACGTTGTTGGGGATGCCATTCAAGTCCGCAACGCTGCTTGGATCGCTCTCAAGGAATTAGTTACGCCCAGCGCCAATAAAAACCTAGCGCCAGTTTATGCTGAAGTGCTAACCGTATTAAAGGGGAATGCTAATGGCTAAGTTTGACACATCTGTTGAACCCTATAGTGAACGACGCCCCCGCTATACAAACGCGCTACATTGGAATGCCTTCTTATTGGCCAAGTACGAGCCCCTGTCTTGGGCTGAGGTTGGTATAATTATCGACAACTGCCAGTTCGTCGCCAATGATTATTTCCGCTTTGCCAGCGACGACCAGAACATCCTTATTCGCCTAATGGCCAATTTCCAAGGATATGCCGTCGTGCCACAACGTGATCCGATGTTTCCCTATTGCCTGCGTGTTCAACCCAATAAAAGCTCGTTATATGCGTTTGTTATGGCAAGACACTTTACCGAAAAGAAACGGGATCTGTTGGAAGTCGTTTGTCGCTATATTGCGCAACGCCTGTTTAAAGATTCGGGCATTACGGCGGTCCCAAGAACCGAATGGTGTCATGTGCAGAAAGCGGCCGAACCCTTTGTTATTCCGGTTGACCGACCAAAGACTAAGGCGCAATTACGGCCTAAGATAGAACTCGCTGATGTTAAGAGTTATGAAGCACTTCCCCTCGCGTATATCGCGGCAGTGTTTGATCACAACTCTTTTATCACTAAGCATCACGCGCCCCGTTCCTTTATTATACGCCTGTATGGTTCGAATTTAGATCTATTGTGTCGCATCCTTAGGACCATTGGCCTGGGATATATTGTGTACCGGGCAAGTGATGCTGTTAGCCCCTACTATTATGTCGTAAACAAAGGGGAAGATGTGATCAAGGTTCTCGCTATAATTGGACCCTTTTTACAGTATAAGCAGAATATGGCAACGCATGTTAGCTCACATCTGACGAATCACTGCGTTGACAAGCGTTACAAGCATCGCTCGCCCGCCGAGATGCAAGCTCGTTCGGAATCCTGGCTTGCTTTTGGAACACTTTTGGAGTGTAATAGTAATAGAGAGACAACCGTCGCGTTAGCAAGGCGGTTAAAGGAGGCTTACAATGCCCTCGAAGCGTAATGCTTACTATGAAGTGCCACGCAGCATTGCGGAATCGGCCCGCGGACTTGATTCATATTTTCCGCCCTATGAACCACCAGTGCCATATAATCGCAATACGCCACCGCAGCGGGCTAATAATGACTCAAGGCCGCTTAAGATAATCCAAGTGCCGCAGAATGACACTGTTCGGCCTGACAATGTAGCAGAGTTGGAGGACTGGGTATGACATGTGTATCGACCCATACCGCTACTAAGGCGGGCGTAGGTGTAGCGCCCGTGTAGCGGGAGTATGTCGAAGGGTTAAAGGAGACCATTCCTGAGATTCGTGCCCCTATTAACAACCGGTGGGTGGTGCAACAATAGCGGGTGCTGAAGCCTGTGCCTTAATATATAGTAATCAGTGTAGCGGGACTTCATTCATCCGGTGCATCGAAGCTACTACGGCAGGTTGGGCGCAATTTGCTAACTATAGCCCGATTGAACGTCGCTGGGATGAGCTCGTTAAGGACTGACGGTTGCCTTTTGTCAAAAACGGTGTTATAATAGATTTAGGAAAGTAAATCAACCCACAAGGAGGCAAAAGTGCAAGTTACGTTGACAAAGGAAAAGATGTGCCTGTATAACATCGAATGGCAGACACTGCGCGTATCTTTTCTCGGCAAGTGGAATGCGTATGATTCGGCTCGGGCTAATCTGTTACAGGGCTTAGAATATATTACCGCAGCATCGGATTTGAATGAACAGTATACGCGGCTTTGGCGTATGGTTAATCTGTTAAATGCAGTACGCATGGGTTACTCGGGTCAAAACAGACTTGACTCGGATGTCGCGCTTATGGTCGCTCAATGGCGCGACAAATGGTCGAATGGACTTTATGAGCTCAAGCGACAGGGCGCGGATTACGTAGTCGATAGTGACGACAAGATTCGTGAGGACTGGGCTAAGCTAGAGTTTCGGGTTCAGAAAGCTATCGCTAGTAACCTCAATGGACGGCTGGATTTACATAAGGAAAGTAAACATCGCAATGAACTCAGACATTTTCTGTTTCTCATTGGTGAAATGAAGGAGGACGTAGATGTCGCAAAACTCGTCTGATAGTGGTATGGCGCCAACACTTGACCAGGCCATGGAAGCAATTGCGCAATTGTTTCCTAATCAGACCGAAAATACAGAGCGCCTGCTGGAGCTTCTCAAGGTTGCCGGTATGACGGCTATCGTTGAGAACCTGGTTAACATGATGAGTGCCTTCGAGGAGCAGGGCGGCTATTCATTACCAAGTGTCGGACCTATGCTTCACCGGGCCTATCTCATCGCTTACTTGAAACAATTGGCCCAGCGTGATGCTATCAAATTATGCCCTGGGCTGATAGAGGCTTACCATAAATACGTAGGCAGTGATTAGACCCAATCAAATAAACCTAAATTTACTTATTTTGACGAGGTCCTGTTAAAATCGAGGCCTCGTTTCGTGCTGTTCTGGACAAGCACAAGGAGTGACCTATGAACCATGCTACGCCTGAAAAGGCGCTTGACGCGATCCGGCGAATAGCCCAACAGGAGTATAACGCGGTTATGCTGCGTCGCCTTAATACGCAAATAGGTGCTGAAGCGACTGAAAAGATGCGTCTCCCGCGTGAAGACAATACGGTTTCAGGAACCATTAAATCGGACCCGCAAGCCTTGGCTATGATATCCCGCGACCAATTAGTGCGCATGTTAGGTGATACTAACAAGACCGCTCGACCGGAAAAGACCGAATCTACGGAGCGTAAGGTTATTGTCATCCGCGATGACGCGGCCAACGCTCGCCGTAAGTCGGCTCTGGAGCAGTCCTATCTACCCGTCGCAGCAGTTCCCAAGCCTCCTAAGCCACGGGGTAAAGAGAACATTGGGGCTGTGTGGCGTCCTGACTTCCCGGGCCAGAAGCCCCGGTTTAAGAACCGGAGGAAACATGTCCGATAAACCAGTGTTCACGCCTGCTTTTACTTTTGAGTTAAGGGTGCCTCAATGGGAATAGATTCCTAAAGGCTCTGGGCTCAATATTTACCGCATGCTTATTCCGATCCTTAATTTGGAGTTAAATGCTTGGCCGTTAATAATCGACGGTATGCCCAATACTCCGTGGAGGTGGCGCGCGACTAACGGCAACCATTTCAATCGCAGTGGTGAAGTTGCTACGGCCGATGAGGCTCGCATTGCTGCCTTTAATGCTGTCCGCAGTGAACTCGGAGGCACTTTACTCGTGTTAGGATTGTCTCTCTGATGTACCTGTATTACTTTCCGCTACAATCACACCTATTCGAATGGTTCAATATATTCCAGGATAACGGGGGCGTTTCATTGGTCTCACCGACTTGCGAAATAGCCCATGCCCGTTTTCTGCAGATATGCCAAGAGAATAAATACAATCCTGCCGAGTTTGCGGGGGCATTATGTGTGCTCGTGGAATTCAATCCGCTTACAGGCATGATCCTTTACCCCATTATTCCATTACATCGGTTTAAAAACTGATTTCGAAATTGCTTGAAAATTCATTGGTCGGGGGGTTGCCTTTTTAGTAAAAATGTTGGATAATACTAACGTACGGTGATTCCACCAAATGAAGGTTAAAAGATTATCAAGGAGAAAAACAGATGACTGCTATGTTAGATGAAGCTCCAGTAGCCGCGGCGACTACAACCGAAGTGAGACCACTGCCAGTGCGTTTGCGCGAATACCTCAATAGTAAAGGTGTTGCGTTTAACCGCATTAAAACCACGCCGAACTTTCGCTACGAAGTTACATTGGATTCAAGTGTCGACGGCCAAATTGTTGATGTGAACGCCGAAACCGCTAAAGCTGCGGCGGAAACATTTATCAATTCGCTCAGTGAGTTTCCGGTTCAGTTTAAGCGATTGGGCGATGCTACAATTCAATTTGGTGAAACGGGTGCGACTTATTTGGTCGTGATTAAAGCTCAGGGTTATGATGCACCGGGTCGTGCGCCTGCCGCCCCCAAAATGAATGCCGCACAGAAGCTGGAAGCCAAAGCTCGCGAAGCCCATTCGAACTGGGATGAATTGACTGAAGATGAGCGTACCGATATCTTGGCCCAGATGAAGAAATCGACCCGCAAGGTTGCCGCACCTTCAATCCAGGATACTGAAGGTTTTGACGGCGCTGAAAAGCCGGCTAAGAAAGAAAAAGTAGGCCGCAATGCCAAGATGCGCCAAGCTCGTCAGGCACATGCGGAACAAGCCGATCCTACTCTAGACCCCGAACAAGCTACGGCATTTGCCAATGAGTTGAATGACATAGTCCTCTAACTCCTCAGTACCTCCTTAGAATGTTGTGATAAGAGGGCGCAAGCCCTCTCTATTTATCCGGGAGGATTTATGGAATTAAAGTTATGGTTTGGAGAGCTGGAAAAGCCAACTTTGCCCTATACGCCCGAGAAAGAGGCCGAACTTGTAGCCGAGATATCGGCAGAAATGGACCAACAAGCTTTTAAGGAATTAGCTCAAAATGCGCGTGATCGCGGTGATACCAAAGAGGCCGAGCTTTTTGAAAGTCGTATCGTAACTGACTAAATTCCGGGTTGCTTTTTGAATAAGGACCCGTTATAATAATATCAAGGTTGAAAGTGAAAGGATATAAGAATGAGTGTCGCAGTGATTGAAGATAAGGGTCCGGCGGTCCCGAAGCAAATCCGTCAGAAGTTAGGTGAAGCCGGCTTTCGATTTAGTACGGTAGTGACGTTCCCGAATTTTACCTATGAAGTTAAACGGTTAGCCGTTGACGGGGCCGGAAACCGTGACGATGTCTTGAAGGCAATGCAGGATGAGCTATTGAATGCTTTGGAGGGTATGCCCTTCAAGTTTGAACCAATGGCCGCTTACTATCAAGATACCAGTTCCGATGGACAAACTCCGGCAATGGATGTTGTCCGCATTAAACGGGTCAAGCCGGTCCAGGAAACCCAAGTGAGCGAGTTACCCGTTTCTGAAGCTGAGGTCGCCGAGGCGTAAACCAACCCAGCCACGAGTCCCTTGTTTCTATTGTTCCAAGCTGCTTGAAAAGGTCCTCAGGGACCTTTTCTTATAGGAGGAGTTATGCCCGAAGAAATTGACCCGGAATAATTGCGTACTGAGTTCCTGAACCAACTTGGTACAGATCGTGCCGTGCAATCTGAATTACAACAACACGAGCAATGGTGGTCCGACCGCCTGGAAGATTACCACAACCGCGGGATACCTGCGCCGCTTGAGGAGTTTGATACACACCAATCTTTGGTACATGATGTTAACAAAGCCAATGAAGTGGTAATGCAAATCCGAAATTGTCTTAGTAAACTGCCGTAATGGGGGGTTGCTTTTCGCAGCACGTGCGCGTATAATAACTATAGAAAGATATTCCACTCGCAGTAAACCTACTAGTGGGAGCCTTCTTATAATGTGTTGGGAGGGTAGTCGCCGAGAGGCGGCTATTTCTCTCTTTAGAATATGTCTCCGTGGGGAACAATACCCGAGCAACGCGTGCCCTTTGCCTGCTAGCGGACAACCGGTGAGAATCTGGGACGGAGGCTACAAATCCACTTTGGGGCAAGTCCACAGTTCAGCATTTGCTGGCAAAGTGGTTGGTCAGAGTGCCGGATTTTACTCCGGCATACAAATCATGTCTTGTTAGCTTAATCGGAAAAGCACTCGGCAGAGAAGATTCCTCGGTTCGAATCCGGGACAAGACAACGGGCTGGCTAGTGGGGCTAAAAATCTGCTAGCAGGGTCTAAATGGTTAAGGCGTACTGCGGTACGCCTTTTCTTAACATGGAGCTTTAGCTTAAAGGGGAAAGCGCCCTCGCTCATAATCGACGGGTTATGTGTCCAGTGGCTGGTGGGTTCGATACCCACCAGTTTCCGAAACGCGTTTCGAGGTCCTAATCGATCGTATTAAACATCGGCGCGCCTGCTCCTCTTGCTTTATTTTCAAATCTGATATATAATAAATATAGCAGTTCGAGCTTGCGTAGGTTCGAGCAAGTTCCTTTCGAAAAGGCCCTTGGACGGGCCATTATTTTTGGAATGCTTATGAATATAGATGTGTCTGAGGGATGGATTATGGGCGCTAAGTTATACGCCTCTACGCAAAAAGTCTTTGTGGCTTTACGTAATGCTAAACTGTAGCCGGAAACTTTCTTTGACCGTTTGTTCGCAATGGTATGAACAAACCTGCCCTTCGGTTTAGCCGATTAGTTGCCCCTTTTACTATCCTCGACGCGGCCAGCTTCGCTAAGATGAAAGCGGACCTTGAGAACTGGGGCTATGAGGTAGTTGATGCTGCTGCAAATCAGCCCATTGGCATGTACACGTGTTTGTATTGCGGGCATCGGCACGACAAGCCCCTTATCGACGGCGCTAAGGACGGCTCGGGCAACTGTCAGAATCCGGCATGCGGTAAACGGCACCCTTGTTGCTAAAATTGGGGGTTGCCTGTTTTCAAAATCGGTGTTATAATATATTCAGCAGTGATTCAAGACAATAAATTAACAAGAAGGTTCTCAATGGTTACATTCGTAGATGACAAGGCTTTAGCGTTCCTCGATGACCGCATTGGCGATAAAACGGGTACGCAGCGCCAATCAATATTCCAACAGATGGGTGTTAATACTTACTCGCCCATGACGGCATTTGAAGCATACCAAGTTTATGGCGATTATCGGGTTGATATTCGTCCTTTCAAGGAAGATGTCCAGGTGTGGGAGAATGGGCGGCTGGTAACCAAGACTGTGGATTCAGACTTCCGCGGCATCTATATTAAGGATATGCACGGAGCCGATGTTCGCCTAGGTGAGGTTAAAGGGCGCTACGCGCCGATTCAACCTTCGCAGATTGTACAGCTGTGGGACCGTTACGTTAAGAAACCTGTAGTCGCAATGGGCTCAGCTGGAACATTAGGACAGACATTTTTCCTCTCTAGCGAATTAGGCGAGATGGATATCAAAGGTGACATGACCACCGTGTACCTTGTAGGTGAGTCACCGATGACGGGCAAAGGTAGTATCAAGGTTCGCATCACGCCTGTACGTCACAAGTGCGCCAATATGATGCAGGTAGCTGCCGCTCGTTCGGTTATGACTAAGAATATTCCGCACACAGGCCAGGTGCTGGATAACGTGGGCGCTTGGATGTCTCATCTTAATACTGACATTGCGGCACGCTACCAGCGTATTAAACAAGAATTGCACCAGATGATTGAGACTCCGGTTAAGGTAGAAGACTTTACTTGGTTCACGGAGACCTTGTTTGCTAAGCCTGAACCGCCTAGTGAAATCGGTAGCACTAAGGATGTTGAACGCCGTAAGAAAGAATTCAAGGCACATACTAGTATGGCAGAACGTCGCCAAGGTGAATTGAAACTTCTTTACGAGGGCCGTATGACTGGTGCCGAAGACCTGGATGAATCGGTATATCGTTTGTATCAGGCCGCCGCCGAGTTGATTCAGTATCGGCGAGGCGAAAAGACGGTAGCGAAACGCGCTGAGCAGGTTTTATTCGGTGGCCGAGCAGACGCCATTGCTCGTGCCTATGAGTTATCAATGCAGCTAGTGCGGGCACGTCGCTAACAGTAAGGGGCGCAAGCCCCTTTATCAAGGGGGTTGTTATGGCTGGGTTTATGCTCGATGGTCAATATTTTTATCCTCAGTCGCGTAAGACCCCTTGCTTTAGCTATGGGGACAAGCGCGACACCTTACTCGCGTTAGCGAGATATAGGTTAGACAGCTTGCGCTAATCTAACATTTAGTGTATAATCTCTTTGTGGAAAAAGAGATTAAATCAAACCACAATATTGTTTACACCTGCCGGTATCACGTGGTTTTCTGCCCCAAATACCGACGCAGTGTTTTGACTCCGCCAATAGACGAACGGCTCAAAACTATTATACTCGAAACTATCGAGAAATGGGGTCAAGAGTTCATCGAAATGGAAGTTATGCCTGACCACGTTCATTTGCTGGTTGGGTGTGACCCTCAGTTCGGTATTCACCGGCTGGTTAAATACATCAAAGGCACGAGTAGCTATTTGCTTAGAAAAGAATTTCCCGAACTCAAAAGCCGTCTGCCTAGTCTGTGGACTAATTCTTACGCTGTGTTTACCACTGGTGGTGTTACTATCGAAGTAATGAAACGATATATCGAAAGCCAAAAAGGTAAGTAGTAAGTGAAAAGTCGTAAAGCTTACAAGTTCAGGCTTATGCCAACTAGAAGCCAAGAAGCTAAACTCTTGGCTGTGTTGGATTTGAACCGTGAGCTTTACAACGCCGCCCTTCAAGAGCGTCGGGATGCCTACCGAATGTGCGGCAAATCTATCAACTATATAGACCAGGCTAATCAACTGCCCGAAATTAAAGAGGTGCGGCCAGACCTACAAGGAGTTTACTCCCAGATATTGCAAGACACCTTGCGCCGCCTGGACAAGACCTGGGGGGCGTTCTATGAGCGCGTGAAGAAGGGTGTCAAAGCAGGCTTTCCTCGTTTCAAAGCCCGCGAACGTTATACCAGCTTCACCTATCCTCAATCGGGTTGGTCGCTTCACAATGACCGTTTGACCCTCTCCAAGCTTGGTACGTTCAAACTTAAATTGCACCGGGCGGTCGCTGGTAAAGTTAAAACCTGTAGTATTGTCAAAGATGGCCTTAGTTGGTTCGCTGTCTTTTCGGTCGAATACGAATTTGAACCACCAGTACATGAGGGTGAAGCAGTTGGAATCGATGTTGGTCTTGAACATTTTGCTAATTTGTCGAGTGGCGAACAAGTTGAAAACCCGCGCTTTTTTCGTAAGAGCGAAAAACATCTGGCGAAGGTGCAACGGAAGCTGGCAAAGGTTCGTCATCTGCCCCGAACTAGCCCCGTCAAACAAAAGGCTAAGCGGGCAGTTAGCCGGGCTTTTAGGCGTATTCGTAATCAACGTCTTGACTTCGCGCATAAACTCTCCAGACAGCTTGCTCATACCTACAGCTTAATTGCCCTCGAAGATTTGAACGTCAAAGGGCTGGCAGCTTCCCGGCTTGCCAAGTCTGTGAACGATGCCGGATGGTCGCTTTTCATCAATCTACTTGCCTACAAAGTGGAAGAAACTGGTAGCAAGCTGGTAAAAGTAGACCCCTGTATGACCTCACAGACCTGTCCCCAGTGCGGCAATATCCACAAAAAGGAACTTTCCCAGCGGTGGCATTCCTGCCCATGTGGGTGTGAAATGCACCGAGACGAAGCTGCCGCCCGTGTAATACTCAGTCGTGGATTAGCGACTGCCGGTAAACAATCCGTAGATGCCCCGCCCTTTAGGGCTGGGGTCTAATCACTGGGATAAAATAATCTCAATCGAAACTGAAGCTGCGATATATGATCACGGTGACTATGACCCTAAGAACGGTTACTCAAAAGACCGCGGAGTTAGAATACACACTGTGGGTATAGCAGATGATGGTGATGGTAATAAAGTCTCGCTGGCTTTCGAGTTTGTCGGGTCTGGCGTTGATTGGCTTCGCCAGCACCTGCGCTGGTTAACTGGTTCAACTAATCAATCCGCTTACCAAGAATATAGCACTAAATAATATGCCTACGTTTAAAGGGACTCGTTACTATATGGCTCCGCGTAATGCGGAGTCCATTGCCTACTTAGGCCACAAGAAGCCAAAGGGAATTCTTATTCCGGCGATGCAGTGTAATGTCGATGCCTTGCGAGACCACGGATACAGACCCGAGCAGCTGTTATCCGTCGACCAAGAGATGTATTATAATATTCGGCCGGAGGAGCACCCCTGTTATAGTAAAGCATTTGATCATCAAAAAGATACGATAGAACGCGCGTTTGTTTCTTGCTTCCCCGGGATACTTTTGCATCTGTCGCCGGGCTTAGGTAAGACCTTTATCTCTATATTACTGGCCGATTGCTTTACCCGACTCCGTCAGCAGGTATTGGTTATCTGCCAGAAGATTCTATTCGCAACGTGGCAGTCCGAGATTAACCAATGGTCCATATACAAGGACCCTGAAATATGGCATGGCAGTATACACAAGCAAGGCCATTGGGTGGTGACTAATTATGAATATCTGCAGCGACATCCGGAAGCGTTCGCGCAGCATTGGTCGGTTGTCATTATCGACGAATCCCTACTCATTGCAAACCCCGATGCCAAACGTAGCAAGGTCATTAGCAAGCTCAAACGTGACCGTGCAATTCTTTTATCCGGCAATCCCACGAATCGGTATTACGACGATCTATGGATGCAACTCCATGTGGTGTGGCCGGAGGCCTTCAAGGGCTATTGGAAGTTCGCGGAGGAGTGGTGTGTCATTGAGGAAAATGCCTGGGGGAAAAAGCCCATTGCGTCTCGTCTTAGAAGGGACCCGATCGAGCACTACTCGGATGTCATCATCCGCAAGACCCAGCAAGAGGAACTTCCAGGTCTACCTCAGTATATTGAGCGTAGACGCGATATAACGCTCGATAAAGCGCAGCAAAGGATTCACAACGAGCTGCGTGACGGCTTCGTAACTGAGCTAGAGTCTGGGGCCGAGTTAACGGCCCTTAACAATATTGCCGCCCTTATCCGGATGCAACAAGTAGTCTCAGGCTTGGTTAACGTTGACCCGACTTCTACAATCTCGGCTAAGCACGATGCTGTCTTAGAAATGTTTAATTCCAACGATGTAGAGTTACCCGCGATCATTTGGGTGAACTGGAAGCCGAGTGGCATACAGCTGGCTCAGAAGATTAAAAAGCTCAAACCTCACCTACGCGTTGGTATCGCTAACGGTGATGACGCTAAGTCTCTGGAACTATATAAGCAAGGTCAAGTCGACGTATTGTTGTTATCACTGGCAGTAGCTAAATTTGGGCATACACTCACCAATACTCAACATGTCATTTACGTTGACCGAACTTTGAATCCAGACGACTATATTCAAAGCCGGGCGCGCGTAGTCCGGATTGGTCTCAAGCACCACCCCGTACTCACGGTTATAAGGGCACCGGGTTCAGTGGATGATATTATAGAAGACATACTTGCCGGCAAGCTAGCTAGCATCGCAGTCGTGAATGCGCTAGACTTGTTGGTACTATTGAAAGGATTAGGTAGATGGAGGTAACAGTGCATCCCAGTCCCCTAGTTATGGCCTTTGACATAGGCGTAACTACGGGCTACGCCGCCTTATCAAATACTGGTCAAATACTAGAGCTAGAAGATATCCCCGATAATGTTACGGCTACTCGTATAGTATCTCTGGTAGTTTCTCGCAAACCTCGTTTTGTTGTATTTGAGAAAGCTTTGTCCCCTACTATATCCCAAATGAATCGGTCTCTTGCCGAGAAACAGATGGCAATATACGCTGCGGTGTCGGGAGCCTACTGGTGTGAGGCGCGCCAGTGGAAGCCGAGTCTATATGCTAAGGCACCTACTCCTAAAAAATTTCTAGGTCAGACTCTATCTAAACATCAACGTGATGCCATACGTATTGCAGCGTGGTACTTAGGCCACGTCTTAGGAGGTCAGCATGGTGACTACGAACCAATGGAATACGAAAGGGAGACCCTTGCATCCTGGCGGAACGCAATCGCATCCGCATATAACGGACCATTACAAGTGGGATTATGAGTGGTTGGATGAGTCCCAAACTTTACAGGCCTGGACGTGCAAAGATACTCGTACGGGTGAAGTGCTCCCAGGTTCCTTTATCCGAGATGCCGATGTTACCATTGCTAACTACGGGTCCTACATTCGTAAGTTTTACCGGACGGACTACCAGTCAGTTAAGCATCCGAGCTTATTTGACGTAGTCGCTTACGACACTATGCTTATCCGTGCCAGGTATTGGATCCACCTAATGCATAACTATACCCAGGAGCTCGGCGACGCGGGCTTCGCTTACCATGTCGTAGAGAATCTTCTCTTCCAAGCTAACTGGTTTTGATTTCAAAACTGGGGCTTTCCTTTTCTGGGAATGTGTTTTATAATCAATTCAGAATAGAAAAACAACACATATTCAACAGGAGGCTTACGATGACTACTGAAACTAAAACGACTGAGCAAACTATTCTTGAAGCATTACGTGCCCTCGCAAGTGTGTGTGATGGTGCAGTGACTCATGACGCACGCGGCTTTAATGGTGTCGATACCCATTTTGGTCACGAGCTCGCGAACCGTTCTTATCTCACCTATCGACAACAAGAAGCCGCTTTGAAGATGTTACGCAAATACCGCAAGCAGCTTGCCGATTTTGATATTGAGTTACCTGAGAAGCCTGAAAGTGATTGGTTCTCGAAAGAAACTGGTGCTAGTTTCGAACCTCATGGTGAAGAAATCAAAGTGCCTGAGAAGCGTGGCTCAGTGAAGTTTAACCGCAGTTGGATTGTCGTTCGCATCAATCGTGGCAAATGGTTTGAAGAAACTCTTACGATGGTTAAGTCTTTACCAGAGCGTCGTTACGATAATGCGCATAAGGCTTGGGTTATACCAGGTCGCTATTTCAACTTAGTTCGTGCGACACTCGGCGTTGACTATTTCGAGTACATCGACGCGGCTGCGAAAGCATCCTAGTAGGCTTATGGAATATCTATTCGTACCAGTGCTAGTATCGTTTATGGGTGGTAAGCCGGCTAGTGTCCGGCCCTTCTCATTGTCCCGTTCCTCAATTGCTTTCTTCGACACGCGCGCAGAGGCAGTCGAGTTTCTAAAGACCAAAAAAAGTATGACCAATGTCGACAATCGTTTCGGTATAGTCAAGCTCGTGAAGGAGGCTCCGGATGTTGCAATACTTACCGATAGCGCTAGTGTTTGACAATGATCGCGCGCAATCGGTTCAGGTGCTCCGGGTACCTACGATACAGCAAAGTGCCTTTAATAGCTTTGAGTTGATGCAGGCTTTAATTATCGAACGTCGCTCCCGTTACTCCTTGAGCACACGGTTGCACATAGTCACGTGGGATGTGCCTGATGACGCTACTGCAGCTCAATTCGCTTACGGCATAACTGAAACCGTTGACGGGCCTCTAGTCAATCTAAGTGTGTCTGAAGGTACAATTCTGGACATAAAGTTTATCTGTACGGGCCTAGTGTTCTCGGGGCCGGCAGTAGGAGGGGAGGTTCACGATGGCTAATCCGCGCCCTAAGGTTACGGTTGCTAGTATCAAGCGAGTATTGGAAAACCATGGCTTCCGCCCTTGCGTAATAGGTAATAAGATGGACGGCTTTGCAGTACGTCAGACAGGCTTTGTCGTAGGCCGACACGTGGGCTTATTCAGTGGGTTCTTCGTTCGCTATCAAGGTATTGATAGCAAGCAAATAGACGTACCGCAGCTTATAGCGCGTTATAACGAGGCTCTGCAAGCGTCCGACTTCCCCTCGAGCATATCAACGACTGACTCCGAAGAACTGATTATTAAAAACGCGTAATCAAAACCGGGGGTTGCATCTTTTGAAATAATGTAGTATAATAAAACTACACAACAACACGTTAATAAGAAGGAGGCATCTTAATGAATTCCGCGCCTGAAGTACCTGAAAACATACTCCGTAAAATTGAAGCCGCCGCCGAGATGAAGACTCGAGGTCGAGTCTCGTATGAGGCCGCCAAAGCTAAATTAAACGCGGTTGTAGCATCTAAAGGCTCCATGACACCCGAAGCCTATAACGCAGCCCACTCGGCTGCCTTACAAGAGCTTCGTGCCATGGAAGTAACTTTGGAGGAAGCAACTAATGCCGCGGGTGTATTGGCTAACTTGTTACTCAAGTATGGCATCTCGGTTGAGAAGGCTCGCATGTTACGGGGCAGTAAAGAGGAAGAAACCGTTGCCGAAGAGTGGGTGAGCAAAGGGACACCCGGCTTCAGATATTACAAACGTCGTATCTGGTGGCAGGAGCAATTAGCCCGTATCGTTACCCAACACACTGGTTGTGGTTTCTTCATCACCAAGCACTCTAACTCAATTGGGTTCATTGGTGCAAGCGCGAATCGTAAAGTTGCCATCCACTTACATGTTATGTTGTCAAGACTAATTGACGAGGTAACCGACAAGTCGTACCGCAGGGAATATCAGCGCCAGCGAGCGAGTGGCATTGACAAGCCACAACTAACCAACTATCGTGTATCATTTGTAGCCGGAGCTTTGGAGCTTCTGAGTCGTCGCTTAAAGAAAGCCCATGATGATGCGGTTGCCACTGACCAAAAGTTTGCACTAATGGTTATCAATAAAAACGCATTGGCTATCCAAAAGTACATGCAGGACGCCCCCGAACTTAAAGCACACAAGCCTCGTGACCAAAGAGTCGAAACGGATGGTTTTTGGGCGGGCTATGAGTGGGCAAAGACAATCCCGCTTAACTCGGCTGTCGAGAATACCTCTAACCAAGCAGTACCACTGCTTCAATAGGAGGGCATTACAATGGCATATCAATATGCTACCAAAGCACTCACGCCCGCGGAAGAAGAAAAAGCCAGACTGGCTGACGAGACTAAAAGGGTACAAGAGTGTGTTGCTATATTAGCTGAGTTTGAAAAACTGGCTTTGGGTCACCGGGCACATATTGTTCGAGCTTTGTTAGTACATGATAAGGATAAGAAGACGCTGGCTGATATCATCAGCACGGCCAGGGAGTATATTAAAACTGAATCCTTGGTCAAGAATGTACTACAAGGAAAATAATATGTCCAAAGTCAGTTCATCCGAAATAAGATTGTTTCGCTCTTGTCGCCGTTCGTGGCAATACAGATTTGTTCGTCTGCTGGTACCAAAGCATGGTAGCCCTCATCTGTGGTTCGGTTCGGCAGTCCATTCAGCTTTGGCTAATTACTACACCAAACAGGATTGGACTCCGACCTCATTACTCGAGGGCTGGAATGATTATTTAGCGAAGCATCCAATGCCGGGTGAAGCTGCCCACCAGGCGCTAGACGTTCTTGGTCCCAACATATTATCGGTATATTGGCACTATGAGAATAATGTGCCTCGCTGGAAACCGAAACTAGTCGAGCAAAGGTTTGAAACGCCAATTCCAAACACTGACCACGTCTTCACGGCTCAACTAGACCTTATCATCGACGGGCCAGATGATACCGAGATAATCGTTGACCATAAGACTACGCGACAGCTAGTTCCGCCCGCGGGTGTTATAGTCGATGGCCAAATGACCTCTTACATGTGGGCCCAGTGGCGGAGGTCGGGCAAGATTCCTAAAGGGGCTATTTACAACACTATATCCAAGTTTTCGCGTGGCTGGCCGGAGAGGCTAGATAACGGCAGTTTTAGCAAGAAAAAGAATCAAAGGACGACCTATGATCTGTTCCTCTTTAGGTTAAAGAAAGAGGGTATGGACACGGGCCCGTACCAGGAGGTTCTGTCTTACCTAAAAGAGCGTCCACCAGTGGGGCGTTATTTTACCACACGTAGTGAACATGAACTTTTGGATTTCGAGCACGGCCTTTATCACACTGTGATGGATATGGAAGCCGTGCGCCAGCACCCGGAAGAAGCTTACCCCAATCCATCGGCGTACACTTGTGGTAATTGTCCGTATCTGTCTCTATGCAAAGCTAAAAGCGAAGGCAAAGACGAAGAGTTTATTGCAGCCATGGGCTACAAACAAGAGGTTCCGCACTATGACACAGACGATATCATCGAGCCAGAATAGTCTGCAAGGCTATAGCTCGGTTAAGGATTCATTGGTATTACCACCGGGCATGCAGCTGTATGCGCCCGCCAGTAACTACCGCATGAAGGCTCTCTTCTACGGGGAGCCGGGCGCTGGTAAGAGTCGCCTCGCCGCGACCGCGGCTGATTCCGATATTATGGGCCCGATATTTGTAATCTCCTGGGGGCCAGGCACTGACAGCTACGACGGGTACGATGTAGCCGTATTGCCTGTCAACAGTTTGAAACAATTGAGTGCCGCATTGAACTGGTTCAGTGACGGCAAGCACCCCTTCAAAACCTTGGTCATCGATGAGTATAGCGAAGTCCACAAGGCCAAGTTGTCTCAGATTCAAAAAGAAGAAGCTCGCCAGGGTAAAATGGAAGATACCTTCCAGCAGCAAGATTACGGCAAGGCGCTTAACTACATGCGTAATTTGACCGACAAGCTGCGCCTTCTCCCGTACCATGTTATACTTATTGCCCACACGCGCGAGATACCGAACCCACGCGTGGGTAATATTACGTTGCCAGGATTCCCGGGACAGTTCGCTCGTGAGGTCCAGGGTTATTGTTCCATCGTGGGGTACCTTACGATTAAGGATACCGCAGGTAGTGAACAAATTAGGCAACTCCAGATTGACGGTTCTAAGACTGTCAATGCCAAGTTCCGTGTAGGCAAGGGCCAAAAGGTGCCTTTGTATGTTGACAATCCAACCATTAGTAAGCTGATAGAACTACGGTTCGCAGCACGTTAAGAGGAGCTAATAGTCATGAGTAACACTGACACAGCCGAAGTCGTAATTAACTTTGCCGATGTTGATGAGAATAATAATCTCCCGGAAGGCGTTTACCTCGCCAAATGCGTCAAGGCTACTTACGCCACTAGTAAGAGTTCCGGCCAGCCGAAGATTGAGACACAGTACGAAATTGTCGAAGGGCCTTACGCAAAACGTAGGCTCTATGACAATATCAGCCTTAGTACTGCCGCACTTTGGCGTAGCAAGAAAACTTTCTTGGCTCACGGGGCTACAGTGGAGCAGATGTCCAAGATTCAGTATGATGCCGCAACTGGTTCGCTTCGCCAGCCGGACTTGTTTGCCAATTGCGTAACTATCGTGGTCAAACACGAAGATTATAACGGGCAGACTCGTGCGCGTATTGGTGACATAGCTCCCGAGGCCGAGTTTGACCGCATTGCCGATGAGTATGACAGTGCTAAGGCGTCCGTTGGAGAATCCGGATTATGGAGCTAAATAACTTGCCCGCCCCAATGATGCGTGCCTTGCAGTCCATTAATCATCCGCAGAACCGAGCAGTTATTACCAAAACTTTTAAGTTCGAGTCGGCGCACCAATTACCGAATCACAGAGGCAAGTGTGCTAATCTTCACGGACACTCTTATGTGATGCAGGTGGCGGTGCATGGTTATATCAAGTCGGGGTCAAGTACCTCGGATGAGGGCATGGTAATGGACTTTGGGGATTTAGATGCTATTGTTGCGCCAATGGTAGCGGACTATTTTGATCACAAGCTACTTAACATTATGTTCGAAGTCCCCACGGCCGAGAATATAGCAACCTTCTGGGCGGGCTATATTAAGGAGATGTTGCCTACAGGCATCTACCTTGCCAGCGTCAAACTGTGGGAAACTGATAAATGTTTCGTGGAAGTGGAGGGCTAAATGAGCTTACGCGATTATCCCGTAGCCGAGATATTTGGACCGACAATTCAAGGGGAAGGTCGCTTACTGGGAATGCCTTGCTACTTTATTCGCTTCGGTGGCTGTACTTATAAGTGCTCCTGGTGCGATAGTATGCATGCCGTTGACCCAGAAAAGGTTCGCCAGCTTCCACGAATGAATAATGATGCGATAATGTCTCGATTATTGGAACTAAGCGGTTATGCAGAATGGGTTATCCTTTCCGGAGGTAATCCATCGATGTTAGACCTATCGGACCTTATTGATCGCCTGCACGAAAAGGGCTTTAAGGTCGCAATTGAAATGCAAGGCGACAAGGCTCCTTGGTGGCTGGCTAAACTAGACCATATTACCATCAGTCCCAAAGGACCTTCTGCTCTCCTACCCGACAATCAATATCTCGCTCAGACAGCTAATGTAACCAAATGCTTGCGCGCAGCCAGCGACGTACGTTCGGACCCTGCATTAGCCTTATTTGCGAAACGGAACTGTGATTTAAAGGTTCCTATCTTCACACCGGAAGACTACCAATTCGCTCGGAATATGCACGCTAGTTTTCCGGAGTATCAAATGTACCTCACTGTTGGCAACAACCTCGGTGAGGATGATACTGCGGCGTTGTTGAATAAACTAAAGTGGCTCGTAGAGACCACTGTTGAGGACTCCATGATGAAGGATGTGCAGGTAATCCCTCAGTTACACGTTCTCATCTGGGGCAATGATATAGGGCACTAAATATGGCACATACTAACACCTCTCAACTGTTACAAAGAGTATTGCCGGGTATCTTCGACGCTGATGGCGGAGATATGCCGGAGACACCTCTACCAACTGAACAGCAATCCTTGGTACTCATTGCTGATTCAGTCCTCGTCATTTTAGAGCAAATCGGTGAAAGGCCTGAACGTCCTGGTTTAATAGAGACGCCAATGCGTGCGGCCAAAGCTTGGATGGAATTAACGGCTGGTTATATTGCCGATGTTCCGGAGCTGTTTAAAACTTTTGAGCCAGTAGAACGTAACCAAATGGTGACAGTCCGCAATATCCGTTTTCACAGTCTGTGCGAGCATCATCTACTTCCGTTCTACGGTGTCGCTGATATTGGGTATATCCCCAATGGCAAGATTTTGGGTCTCAGTAAGTTTGCTCGTTTGGTCGATGCTTACGCGCGCCGGCTTCAAGTCCAGGAGCATCTGACCCAGCAAATCTTGAAAGCTATTGAAGTCGGGCTACAGCCGCATGGGGTTATTGTCAAAACTCGTGCCGTCCATATGTGTATGGAAATGCGAGGCATCAATGCCCAAGGTGCTGCAACTACCGTAGCGCAATACTCCGGTGCCTTCGAACAGAACCCGACCCTCGTTTCGGAGTTCTACAGTGCCATAGGGAGCTAACATTATGTGTGGTCTATTCGGCATCACGGGCTTTAACTCACGTGACCCTTTCCACAAAGCCTTTTGGGAAGCTCTCGTGAAAGCCAACAGTCCTCGGGGGACTCAAGCTCTGGGCGTGTTATCTATCGGCAGCGGAACAATGCGTGTGACTAAAAAGCTCCGTGACGAAGGGCTATATTTTGAGCCCGGCGACGACCACACAATCCTTGGACACTTCCGACAACCAACAGGTGGTTGGAGTAAATCCAAGGATGACGTGCATCCTTTCCAAAAGGGTGCAGACCGCTTTCTCGCTCACAATGGGATACTCATCAACCACGAGAGTTACCCGCAGCATAAACTTCTTTCTACATCTGTAGACTCAGGATATATACTTGGAGCCATTTCGCATCAGCTCGACAATGGTTATCAGCCTGCCGCAGCTATTGCCAACACCGTTACCATGTTTGAGGGACAGCAAGCCTGTTGGCTTTATCTCTTTGGCAGGGGCTTATATCTGTGGCGAGTAATGTCACCGTTGTACGTATATCATCGTGAGTTTATGTCAGCGTTCAGCAGCATTCCAATTCCCGGATACGATTTTTGGGCATTGGAGCAGGGACAAGTTTGGCGTATGAGCGAGTACGGTTTTGAACACTTACTCGATTTTAAGTTCCATAGTATTTACGGGAAGGTATAACACATTATGAAGGCTATAGTCATTTGTAGCGGTGGAGCCGACTCAACTGTCGCGCTCCATAAAGTTTGGTCCGAGGCTGATGATTTACATGTCCTCGCTTTTAATTACGGACAACGCCACGTCAAGGAACTTGAGTGTGTCAAGGAGCAATGCTCAACTCTCGCCTTGTCCGAGAAGCTGCATATTGTTGACTTGCGTAGTGTTATTCCGGGGCAGAGTACCGCACTAGTCAATGGCAGGATTGCCGTGCCGCACGTACAGCAAGTTCTAGGCGACCCGCAGCCGTTTACTTACGTACCCAATCGTAACATGATCTTCCTTTCGGTTGCTGCTGGCTGGGCGGAAGATTTGGGATTTGACACCGTTGCTTACGGGGCACAGCGTCATGACATTTACGGCTACTGGGATACGACCATTATGTTCGTAGAGGCTGTGCAGAGTGTACTAGAACTCAATCGTAAGAATCCTATCCAGCTGTATGCCCCTTTAATTGGCTACTCCAAGACTGACGTTATCCGGGAAGGTCTACGCCTCGGAATTGACTTCTCGCTGACTTGGTCTTGCTATAACGGACAGGAAGAAGCCTGTGGTATTTGCCCCACTTGTACCGAACGCCTTAACGCTTTTCGCGAACTAGGCCGGGTAGACCCTATCCCTTATCAAGTAGCTCAATAAATTTCGGCGTTGCGTATTCGCTGGCCGCATACGATAATATAAGTATCGCAGTGAGCGCAGCGTTGTAGCATACATGGAGTATCGTTATGGATGTTTCGGTTGACAAATTGTCACAACTTATGGCTCATCAGACAGCCGAATTCAACAATGAGTTCATAAAAGAATATTTGGCTGCTTTAGAACGGGGTAAGGAAGTTTTTGCCCAACGCAGTAGCGAAGGACGGAATAAATTCCTGGGGCCTATTTCTATGGCACCGTTCGGCATGATGAGCTGGGTTACTATTATCTACCAAAAGACCCTTCGCCTGGTGGGCAATGTCCTCGCTGATAATATGGTGAAAGCAGTAGAAGAGTGCGAGGACATTATCAACTATTGTGCGATGGCGATTGCGTGGCGCAAGATGCAAGACAAATACCAATCCGACCCTGGTCCAGGGTTCGCAACAGATGTAACAGAGATGTTGCAAAAATATGGAGGGCAGAAATGACTTACCCAATTCTCATTCCCCCGATTGCTCACATGGATATCCTTTACCGCGAGCCGATGGTTATGCTATTGGCACATATGTTTGAAGACCCGATCTATTCGGCCAAGGCAGCTTTAATTCGTCCCAAAAATAAACGTTGTCATATCATTTTAGATAACGGGGCGCACGAGTTGGGAGCCAGCATTGCCATAACCAATATTCTCGAAATAGCTAAGAACGTGGATGCTAACGAGATTATTTTGCCCGACGTAATTAAAAACTGTGAAGCCACTGTCCTCGCATCAATAGATGGTGCTGAGGCTGTCTGTGACTTCTGGTATCTGACCAACTGGAAGCCTTCGCACCTTATGGTCGTCCCGCAGGGTTCTACTCCCGCTGAATGGGAATATTGTCTCCGGACGCTTATTACTAAAGTGACTCAAGTATTCCAGCGGCGTCACGTGGAACCGTGTGAAATTGTTATCGGTGTACCCAAGCATTTTGAGTTTTTTAATGGCGGGCGATTAGCCCTTCTGCAAAGCATGGTCTATAGGTTCCATATGCAAGGGCATCAGGTTCACTGTCTTGGTATTGAAAGCAACTTGTTTGACTATCAGATCATCGGGGACAAATGCACTTGGGTCCGCAGCACCGATTCCGCCAAACCATTCCGTTACACTATTGCCGGCTGGGATTTATCCACAGGGCACCTGCCCCCTAATAAATATGGTGACCAGGAGGATTACTTCCACCTACATGTGCCCGATAACGCGTTAAACCTAATGGCCCGAAATGAGATGGTCTATCGTGCCGTAGTAGGCGGCGTATGGAGTGGCGGATATGCGTATAGTAATCATAGTCGATAACCCGTCTATCGAAGACTACAATAACAAGGTAGTCATCCAAGGGACTCGCAAAGAGATGGTGCTCAAGTCAATTGAGCACGCCCTCAATGCCACATTTAACTATCAGTCATCTCAAGTTAAGCCCGAGCTGCACTGGGTAGCTGCGTGTAAAGAGCCATTGCCCCCAGGCAAGGAACCGACCAAGCTGCAATGGCATCCCTACCGCCATAACCTAGTCCAGGAGGTTCTCGCCCTACAACCCGACAAGGTACTATGTTTGGGAGCTATTGCTTTGTCAGCTTGGTGCGTCGCTCCGGATAAGCTGCCTATAACTAAATGGCGGGGCGGTGGGATGTGCGTAAATGGGGTATTTACGGTAGCTACGTATCGGCCGCTTATGATTGTTCAAAACCCGGATCACTTCCGCGACTTCCACGGGGATATCCGTAAGTTGATAGAGCAAGATAGCCCTAAGCCTTCTAAGCCATTTAAGGTTATAACTGCCGATAATTTTGCAACATTGCATCAGGTGCTTAAAAAGATTGGCGAAAAGACCGAAGTTGTATGTGACTTAGAAACATACAGCATTTCTACCGATGAATACGTTGCAGCTAACTATAAGGCTTATCAGGAAGATTATGATGCCGCATCAAAGTTAGGTTTGATGAAGGCTAAGCAGGTCGAATCAAAATGGTTGGCCAAGGTTGAAGAAACATTCAAAGATGCGCTCGATCCGGTTGCCGGCCGGATCGAGTCATTGGGTCTCGGGTATCGTAACGAAGCTGGTGTCTTTCTTAGTATTATTATACCCAGAACCATGCTAGAAAAGAACGCTACCCACGAGATGTTGGGTCAAATGTTCGGTTCATTTCAGGGAACTTTAGTTTTCCATAATGCTAAATTTGACTTGAAATTTCTCCAGGCGTATCTGGGCAAGCCTCTTACTTGCAAAATAGCCGATACCATGATTATGCACTATGCCCTGGATGAGAGACCCATCGGCTCATTTGCAGTTCACGGCTTGAAGCTTCTTAGTCGCCGCTATTACGATGCCGACGCGTACGAAATCGAGTTTAAAGTGTTTTATTCAAAACCTTTTCCCGACCGCGATTATCGAGCCTTATTTTACTACCAATCCAAAGACTTGTTGTACACTTATGACTTGTACTTTGACTTGATGCAGGAGCTCGAAAAATGCGAGTCACCCAAGCTTAAAAAGGTTACTTTTAACCTGATGATGCCGGCGACGCATGCCCTCGCGGAGATTGAGTATCGTGGCGTATTGATAGATGCACCTCATTTGCAAGAACATTCGGAGCGACTAAAGAAATGGGAGGATGAGGTTGTCAAAGAGATTCAAGAACGTTTCACCGGCCCGGATTTCACGCCGCACTCACCCAAACAAGTAGTCGAGTTTCTTTGGGACCGATGGCGCCTCAAGACCGAAGCTCATGGCAAACATGACATGGGCTTTATGGGTAATGATGACTCCGCTGGTGCCGGAAAAGATGTTCTCATCGACTTACAATCGCGCGTGACAGGCGACCCTTATGATTTTATTGACCTGGTGTTGAAGGCCCGGAAGATTCACAAGTTCGATATAACTTACTTCCAAGGACTCCTTGATGCCCGCGGCGACGATGACCGCATCCGTACCCAACTCAATATTGCGGGCACTGCTACGGGCCGATTATCGTCAAGCAAGCCTATCAATTTACAGAATATTCCGGCTCGGCAGAACTGGCTAGACCCAACAGGTGGCTTAGTCCGTAATGCCTTTATTGCGGGTCCGGGCAATGTATTGATTCAACGTGACTTTGCCCAGCTGGAACTTCGCACCGTGGCTTTCTTAGCTCAAGATGAAAAGATGGCAGCAACATTTAGGGACGGTGTAGACATTCACCGCCTTGTCGCGAGTCAGATTTTTAATAAGCCCCAAGAGCAAGTCACTAAAGAAGAGCGCCATTTAGCCAAGTCCATTGTGTTCGGTATCGTGTACGGACGCGGCGCCAAGACTCTCGCCGAAGGGTTCGAAATGGACGCTTATGTTGCCGCTGGTGGTAAACGCTTAACGGTAGCCGAAGCCCAAGGTTTTATCGACGTATTCTTGGATACTTTTCCGCAAATGAAAAAGTGGATGTACAGTATCCAGGCATCGACCCTAAAGAACCAGTTCAGCGAGTCTCTATTCGGCCGTCGGAGACGTTGGCCTTTACGTCTAGGAACACCGCAGCAAAACGGGGAAATCAAACGGGCCGCAGTTAATACTCCGGTTCAATCTATGGCTTCTGATCTTTGTCTCCGAGCCTTGGTTGAATTGCACCGTACTCTCCCCGAAGGCGCTTACGTTTGCTTCTCGGTCCATGATAGTATTATTGTGGAATGCCGAGAAGACCTGGTATCCGATGTCCTAGAGCAGATGCGTATATCGATGGAAGTCAACCACGGTTTAGGTGACTTTATCCCCTTCGCAACTTCCGCTGAAGTTGGTCCTCGATGGGGTTCTCTCAAGGAGGTTAAATAATGTTAGGCGGCAATGAACTAGACACAGTTGCCGCCGTAATAATAGTTATCGTAGGGATATCCACAACAATCTGGGTATCCCTAGCCTTATGTAGATTATACTTTAAGGCCCGTAAGTTATATCGCAGATATTTCTCATCACATAGCTCTCGCTCGCAAGCTAAATCATCGAATGTTAAACGTAAACCCTTTCAGCGGAGAGAGCGGCCAGTATCCGATTTAAACGTTCAAAAGCAATTAGAACGTGGTAAAGCATATCATGCCAAAGGGAGCTTTACCTTAGAACAATTTAAACGTAAATGTGCCAAATATCACTGGAAATGCGCTTATTGTGACACACAGTTGAATGAGTTGACTGTAACTATAGAACACGTAGTACCACTTTCTCGGGGTGGTACTAACAATATCGACAACTTGGTACCTGCTTGTAGTAAGTGCAATAACTCAAAAGGCGCGAAACTATTAAGCGAGTGGCGACGTAGTTAGGATT